TTGCCTATTGTATAGGCACAATGGGGTAGGTACTCTGTCATTGCAAAATGAATAAGCATTGGTTGTATGTAGTCGGTCACCAATGAGTCATAAGCAGATGTTAAAGAACCATTGTAAATGTCATTCTTGATCTTATCATACAACTTAGACCCCAAGAAATTCTGTATATGTATCTCTTGGGCTATCTCAATAAATGGTAAGATTTTGTCACTATCAATACTACCACTTATAGTAGTATTGCGTAGTAAATCTTCTCTCTTGATAAATAATACTTTTGCCATTATCCTTTATAATTAGGGTGATGTCCGTTGTTAGGCATATCTATAGGTGCTATTGCTACCTCCTTAGGGTTCTTTGGCAATTTAAAACCTGCCCTTACCGCTTGGTTTACATTGACAAACTGAGTACCCCTAAGTGCATCACCTCCATAAGGCTCACCATCCTTTTTGAGTTTCTTTTTGTATATCCTGCGTTCCCACCTGTGGTAGCAGTTGACCCCTCCCTTGTATTTAAACAAAGAATAGTTTCTACCCTTGTGACCAAATTTCTTATTAACGCCCTTTGCGCTCATAAAACCTATATCCTCTTTGCGGTATAGTTTGTTAGTGCTTAACATTTTTCTGCAAAAGTCACGAGTTTTACCCTCAGGGGTTTTACTCGTGCCTTTGACATAAGTATAGCGCACCTTGTATATTTCGCTATCCTGAGATGAGTCCTCTTTAGCAGATAGGTTCACAAGATTATTAAGGTAGCCCTCAACATCAAAGTCATCAGGCTCGTATTCTGTAGACTCATTATCTACATCAATTAACTCATAATCATCTTGTGGCTCATCCTCGCCTACCTGCTCAAGAAAATCCTCAAAATCAAAATCACTTGATAGTTCTGCACTATGATATTCACAAGGCATATACCATGTCTTGCCCTCTACATCATGTGTATGAAAACCCTCACATCCTAAATCCTGTGCCATCTCCTCAGCTTTCTCTTGTGTAGGGTATGCCAATCTATCATTTATAATAGCATAGTCCTCACCGACTACCATAGAAGAGAGGCTATCCTTAGGCACACAATTAGGCACAAGTCTGCCGTTCTTGCGTTTCATGCCTATCATCTCGTAGCCAGGTTCACATGGGTTATCCTCATCTAATTGTTTGCAGTTGCAATCCTTAGATAACTTACGCCCTGTTTGCTCTTCTTTGTTCTCTTCATCAAGACCCTCATAATCTATAAACTCCAAAGGTTGTAAAGTCTTAAAGTATAGTTTTAGGCTTATCTCATTGTATGCTAAGAGTTGCTCCATAGCATCTAACACCATCTCCTGTGTACTCTTAATGACGGTGTTCTGAAATAGTAGTGAGGCAGTCTTTATCTCATCTGCATTGCTACCCAATCCGCTACCATCTTTAATACCTAAAAGCATTGGTGATGTAATGCGGTGACCTACCATTAGTTTCTCTCTGCTCTCTTCTGATAAGAACTCGTATTGTTGAGCCGCATCCGATAATTGGACAGGCTCAATACTTGCCGCCATCTCCTTGTTGTCGTTAAAAGCAAGGATAAACTTACCTGCGTTAGATGTACCGCTAAACTTCTCAATAATTCTACGCTCTACCAACTCACGCTCCTCTTCTGTAGGTATGCCGTTGTTAAAGTTGATAAGCATAGAGGGTAGCAACCCATTTTGGATAGAGTTGATATGAAAGTTTGCAATCTCCTCTTCTAACTCTGCATAGGGTAGAGACCCTTGATAATCTACAGGTGAGTAGTAATAGTACCCTGCTCTGTAAGGCTTGATACAATAGATTTCTAACTTCTCTGATTTAGCACCAAAGCCAAAAGCAGGTATGCGCTCAGGCTCATACCCTTTCTTGCGTATCTGAGTCCAATCTTTACTATACCAATACCCTTCAATGTCACCATCCTCACTCATCTTCTCGTAGCGCAATGTCTCTATAGGGAAATGCTCTACCTGTGCAATAGCTGACTTGTCATCATTGTATATAACTTGGAATGCCGCCTGACCCATTGCTTTAAGATCAAACAGAACCCTGCGTAAACAATGCTTACTAAACATTGACATCATCTGTGCGTATTGCTCAGGCTTTTTACTTGCATTAGTTGCACCAATACCTTTACCATAAAGCAACTCACATACGCCATTTATAATGGCATTGTTAGTTGCTGACCCGTTATAGCGGTCAATCAAGTATTGATAGTAATTATTATCTGCGCCATACTCAACCCATTGTTTCCTGTTGTTCTCCTGAATGACAGGTGAGGTGTATGCGTTAAGATTGACTATGCGTATTTTACTCATCGGTAGATGTATTGATTATCATTTGAGTCGTATTGCTGGTAGACCCCTTGATTTACATTAAACTTATCAAAGTCCGTTTGATTAGTTATGAAAAACTTACCTCTATATACCTCAACACCATCATTGATGCTCAGAGTAAAATAATGAAAGCCCTCTGTTTTAAAAATATGCTCAAACACAATCTGCTCATAATTACCTGATGAGGTATTTGATGTAGATTCTGTTGAGATAGTCTCATTGAGGTTCTCATCAGTTATGGTTAATGTGTACTCTGTCGTGGTTGCTTTCTCACGAGGTGCAACATTTATTGTATATGGAGGTGAATCATTTAATATGTGCATATAAGGTTAACCCATTTAGGGCAATTCTGTTACATAAAAAAAACCCTGCGTTGCCACAGGGTTTTTCCACCAAACCAAAAATTAGAGTGCTATGCTCTAATACCACAAATATACATTAAGTATTTGTACCCTCAGTAATTGTTATTGTACCTGAAAGACCTGCAAATTCAGAGAATGGGTAACCTGCCGTTGTTACAACTGCGTTAACATCCATAAATGCCGCTGGTTTTTTCTCTAATGCAGTAAATGTCAATGTGTAACCTTGAAAGTCACCCATTGCCGTACCGCTTACAATTGAGCCTCCTGATACATTAGCACCAAACTCTAAGCCCATCATCATACAATTACCGCTATGATCTTCTACCACAACATGAGGTCTTGCCGCAATAAGCAGTTTCAACTCTTTGTTGTCTTCTTTTGTCAATTTCTTTAACTGCAAGTTCAATGTTTGCTCAAAGAAATGTGTTCCGTTCTCACGATTAGCGTTGATAGTTTGCTCAAAGCTACTGCCTCCTCTTAACTCGTATTTATACGCAGTTAAGTTGTTTGATGAATCACCTGTCATATTGGTGATTTCATCACTTGTCAATGTGACCGTCCCTAAGTCTCCATTGTCTACAAAGTACACATTTAGTAGTCCACCGATAGTGTCCATACAAGGCTCTTGCCTTCCAATTGTTAAATTACAACTCATATTTTTTCTTTATTAAAAAAGGGCAGACAAGCAATAGCTTACCTGCCCTTAGATTAACTAAACTAAACTATCCTTAGATTGAGTAATAAACAACCTCTGAACCAAGTCCGTACTGAATACCTGCGGTAAAACGCATTACAATACGGCAATTCTGAGAACCATCAATGTCTGCCATGTCAATTAACTTGACTTCATTCATGTCGCTCATCAAACCTGTACCAAAGAACAAGTTAGATTTTTGAGCGGCTACCATGTGGTTATCAGGTAAGCCAGGTGCAACAAAAATCTTTACACCATCAAATGCTAAGTCACCACCATTGTACCAAGTAGTACCTTGAGCATTAATACCACTACCACCAAGACCATTAGCGGCATATCCGCCTAATGCACGAACATAAGCACGAGCAACATTAGAGGCTACATAAATGTATAAGTCCTCTTTGCCGTAGATTGTAGTTGGGATAAGGTCTACTACCTTGCCCATCTCAGCAATAACATTAGAAGAGGTGATAGATGATTCTGATGTAGTTACATCAAGAACATCTGAGTCAGCCGCAAACAAGACGGTGTAACCATCAAACTCACCTGCGGTAGCATTAGCACCTTGCCAAATGTTGTTCTCCATTTTCTCAGCAACCTTAGCGGCTACATGACCAATGATGAAGTCAGCAAAACTTGGAGGCAATGAATCAAAAGCTGAGTAGCCCATTGAAATTGCAGACCAATCATCCTGAAATGTTTGCTTACACAATTGCAGGTTGATTTGAAACTCTTCAGGCTGAATTACTCGCTCTGTAAGAGTAACAGAACCTGTAGGAGTAAAGTCACATGATGCATCTTTAATCAAGTCAGAAGTAGCTACTTTTTGTAGTGTACTTTTGAACTTGACATTAGGCATTAGTGTAACACCGCCACCCTCAAGAGTGTCGGCTGAAAGTAAAGCCGCAGAGACATATTTCCCTGCCGCTTCTCCAGCATAGCTGGTAGTAATAGAAACTGATGTTGCCATTTTCTTTTATCTTTTTTTATTGATTAACTAAATGTTATTGCGCCACTTATAGCCGATGTAGCCGCTACATACCAACTTGTGCCATCAGACTCAAAGTCAGCAAAATCTCCTTTTACTGCCGTAGTACCAAAGATGCAGTTTTGATTACCATTGGCTCTTGAGTGTCCCGATGCGTTCTGCAAATTACCTTCAAGCAATCCTGCACCGCAATCAATAGTAAAAGCAACAGATGGTGTGTCTGTGTTTAGTACAAACTTAAACCTTGCACCTGATTGTGGTGAGGGCATTGTGATTGTACCTCCTGCATTACCATTCAACAAGAATAGCTTACCGCTATCATTTTGACTAAGTGTTATTGATGCACTAATTGTTTCTACATCAAAGCCTGATTTTTGATTCCCATAGGCTATGTGGGTGTTTGTTCTTGTAGCCATTTTTTTATGCTATTTAAAAATTATCTTAATTGGTTTGCATACCCTGTTAAATCTCTCATTAGAGATGACTGCAACTCATTATAAGCATCAGACATTAAGTCTTCTGCATTGTCAGACCAATCACGCATCTCTTCAAAATCAGGGTAAATATCTTCTACATCTACGCCTAAATCTTTGGCGTTTGCCTCTAATTTATCCAGCAGACCTTTTACCTTATCAGCAGTTTCAGTCAAATATGACATTGATGTGTTTATCAAATAGTCATCTAATCCTGAAATTGCATCATATACTTTCTCTTCCATTTCAGGAATGTACTCATAAGCAAAGTAAGATGTAAGAGATGTTTGCTCTTCAAGTTGGTCATACAAATTCTCCAACTCATCCACTACAGATAACTTGACATTGCGCTTTGATCTTGTGCTGAGTTTTGTCTTCTTTTTAGACTGACTCAACTCAGCCCATATCTTTTCTACTCTCTTCATTTGATTATGTGAGGTTAGTTAGTGTAAATACTAATTCATACTCTTTCTCCATGTCTGCATACTGATTGATGTAACCCTCAGCATTACTTAAATCATCCTCAGCATCTTTAAACTCATCATAGATTTCATCAGGGTCAATACCTAAATCTCTTGCCTTGTCATCTAATAAGGTAAGTGCATCTTGTAACTGCTCATAAGCATCTTCTATAGATGAACCTGTACTATTTACAATAAAATTGTCAAGGTCTCTCCTAATGTCAAACAATTGCTTTTCTACCTGAGGTAAATAGTCATCTACCATATAAGCAACATCTGAAACGGCATCTCTTAGAAAGTCTCTGGAGTTCTCAATCTCTTGTACTACATTAAGTTTTACCTCTTTGCCTTTCTTGTTCAATTTCGCCTTACGCACTTTAGGTTGTGCTTGGCTTAACTTGGTGTATATTTTGTTTAGTCTGC